TATTGGAAGCAGCTATACGTGATGCGATGTTCAACAAATTAGACAATAAAAAGTATTTTTCGTCTGGTTTTGACACGTCCTCCATGTATAAGATATGCGACACACTTAAATTTGTTGCTGTGCCGAAGAGTTGGAAGATTTTACGTGGCATCACACCTAACACTCTGATTGGCGGGTTTTATTCCGCTGGTTTGGGTGATTATATGGTTGAACAGATGTCCGAAAGTGGTATCCGCTTGAATCAATTGCAGGCGGTCCATGGAATTTTAGCACAACGTTACTCGAAGAGTACGGATCACGTGACAGCTGATTTATCAGCGGCATCACCATCCATTCTTTGGGAGCATTGTGTGCGGGTATTCCCGAGAGATTGGCACAACGCCATGAACTTCGGGAGAATCAGGTATCTAGACATAGACGGAAGTAGGATTCTCAATCCTATTTACGCTGGTATGGGTATCGGATTTACTTTCCCAATGCAGTCTCTTCTTTTTTATTGCATACTTTGTAGTATCAAAGAGCTGGTCGGTAAAGCCTATGGAAATGTGTCTGTGTACGGGGATGATTTGATCTATCCGCGCAACATTCATAATGTTGTAAAGGTGGTCTTTCCCCGAATTAATTTCATAATCAATCATGAGAAGACATATGTTAAAGAAGCTTTCCGAGAATCCTGCGGTTCGGATTTTTATCGCGGGTGTACTGTCCGGCCTTATTCTTTCCAAGGCAGTTCCAGCAACCTATCACGCAACGATCTTACTAGCACTATTTACAAAATTGTAAATGGATTACTTGCAAGATGGAGTCACGTTGAAATAGGTGCCACGATGCATTACTTTAACACGTTGTTGAATAATTTGTGTTTTGGCACTGGAGTACACGTAGTCCCTCCATTTTTCCCTGTCACTAGTGGCATCAAGAGCGAGACACCATTTTGGAAACAAGATTGGTGGACGCATTGGTCCAAACCTGCTTGGAAATCTCTAATGACCGATTCCAGAAGTACCGGAAATGGTTGTTGGACTTTCAAGCATCTAGCTGGTAAACCAGGACGACGAACTGTCGCTGGGTGTTATCCTTATTACTGGGATAGCATGCGCACCTCAAGCGCTGGGAATACGATTTTTATGCATGGTTTTGAGGATGTAAGAGACTCTCTTAATCTAGAGTGGAGGCAGGTTAAGCCAAGACCCAAAAATTATAGGAGTTCTGTAAACGGCCGAAGGCTACG